AGTTACATAACAGCCCTCAGAAGTGCAACCAGAGGCGCTGTAATCCCAAAACTGACTACCTGACATTTGAGAGATGTAAAAAGCGAACGCAGCTTGAACAGTCGTAAATTGCTGATACGGCGGCGCGCCGTATGGTACAAAGTAGGTGAAACAGTTTGACGTGCACCCGGTTTCTACTTCTTTTGTGAATGTTCCATTCTCGTGAGCGGTAATATCTCTTGAGCCCAAATAATGGTTGTAAAGAGCAAACGCCGCAGTGGCTAGCAATATGGCCGGATTAGATGAAAAGGCAGACGCAACCGCAAGCCCAACCTCAAACATGGGCGCAACAGGAAGCCGAACAGGTACAGTTAAGGATTTGCCGCCAGTATTGACACTGCCTAGTGTCATCCATGCTTGACGATCTAAATCCCAAAATTCACCAGCGGCAGGCTTGTAAGTAGTCGGGTTTCCCGGATTCCAACCCGGAGGAGGTCGCATGGACTGATAACCCGCAAAAGCAGGCAAGGCCAGGAACACTAGCACAAGCACTAAGAGTTTACGATAAGCCATGCGACCCCCAAAACTCCAATGAAAACAGCAATAAAACCGGGTGTCATTCGTGTAGCCCTCTTTTTAGGAACAGCAAACCATAGGTCACAAGCCACGCAGTAGCAATGCCCCATGAAAGTATTAATCCATCGGCAGTGTCAAGGAGGACACAAGGCAAAGGATTAACAGTTTCAGTTGTGGTAACAACGGCAGTGCTAGAAACATTACGAAGGACATATGTAATCGAGTTGGCCGTTTGAGCGGTTGAATCGACTACATATGTTGCCGTGCCAATCTGGCGCATACCGCCGACCTCACGCGCGGCAGACGCTTGATTTGCCGCAAGTGCAGTGTCAAAACAGTTATCGCCAGATTGGTACGACATATTACAAACCCTTGCGGATGAATTTAACGGCAGCAATAGCGATGATGGCGACCAGCACAGCACCAGCAACCACCAGACCATCCGCTTTCATATCGCCGATGGCGGTAGTCACTTCCGCGGGAACGGCAGCGAAAGCGCTACCAGCAGTAGCAGCGAGGGAGACCAGACCAACACGAGCGAACATTTTGTTCATGAGACACTTTCAGTAAACACCCGGTGAAAACCCACCCGGCAAGGTATCGCCCGATATGGGCAGATTCACAAAACGAACACGAAAATCGTGAACGCGACGGTAAGCAATCAACGCGAAATAACCAAGACCAACGAGATAGCAGAGGAGGGCGACGACTGGAATCATGCGAATGTCACGCTGGAGTACGCGCCATCATGAAAACGCGCCGGTAATTCCCGAAGGGCGCGCAAGAGTCGGCCACCCGGCACGCGGAGCAGTTCATAAGCGGGTTCAAGAATTTCACCGCTGGAACGCACCACAAGACCAGCCTTGATGCGTTTGACTTCTCCGACACCATGGGAAAGCTTGACCCACTCAGGGAGATTGAGCCACTGACGGACTGACCTACCTTGTTCATTGAGACCCCCGATACCGTAAAGGCGCAGACCCTTTGGAAAGCGGGTAAGTTCGCCAAGTTTTGAAAGATATTTCATGAGATAGCCAACACCAGAAAGCGCCTTTTGGGTGTTACTCATGCCGTGCGGCCAGAAGCTGGAACGCCGCCCGTAAGTGCGATCCCATTGAGGCATCCGACGACCTTGAGGGAGCCATGCCAACAGGTGATAGTGCACAGCGCCGCGTGCTTGAAGTTCAGCGACCCACGTATACCGGCAAGGGACACCGACCCGCTTACACCATGTACGGAAGGCCCGTATAGCCTCGCTGATGTGATTTGCCGCCCATTCGACGCCCGGACGGTAGGTAAGGGTGACGAACCAGCATTGAGAGGGTCTAAAGCCCTTTTCGGCCAGTCCGTGAAGGTGACCGGACGCCCACACAGATTTTTTTAGACGCTTGACGCGACGCTCTGCAACGATGGAGGGAGCAAAAGAAATACAGGGATTTGATGACAAGTTACCACTTGTTTTAGATGGGACAAGCCCCACGCCACCCCCGCCCATGGCCCCGCCTGCGGCGTGTCCTTGGTCGTGGCTGGACGTGTTCCCGTTCATGCTGATTTGGCTTCGATGTGAGCCGTGAACGCATCCGACCATGTAACGGCAAAACCAGCATCAACCCATGATTGAAGGTAGGCCGCGAACGTGTCGTGAAAATCGAAAAGCCGAGAATGAAGGTCTTCGGGCAGAACAGACCGCGAATAGGGCGGGAGGTGTGCTGTGTAAATCACAGGCCACGCCCAATCAGGAGACCCGCATAAATGCGAAGGTCAGAGATAAGACCCGCCCGACGAGAGGCAGAAGGTGTGGACGCGATCAATTCGCGCATGTGGGCAATGATTTGAGCGTTCACAGGCCCGCCCCGATCAAGGAAGCAGCGAGAACGCGAAGATTTTCAAACGACATTAACCGGCAGTCTTCATAGAAGGCATGCTCAGAGAAGTACCGAAGATCATCGATAAGTTGGGCATTGCGACTCATAGCGAAATTCCCCCGATGACGTGTCCACCAATGGAGATGTATTCAAGATCGACAGTCATTTCCTGAATGTCGCCATCAGTGCGGCAGACAGTGACGTGAACCGATGCAATTTCAGGAGCGGTATCGAATTCGACCGCCGCCACACCACGGGCGCACATGGCGAGAACCGCCAGCCGTGCGATATGGCTAATTTGTTGAACATCTGGCGTTGCCATGGTGCCGCCCCTTACTTGGCTGCGACAGGGACGAGGCGAGGACGAATGTCCAAATTGCCATCACGCGAGACAAACACGGCAGCGGGTGACAGGGTGTAGGTACCGCGTGCGTAAGGAGCCTGCCCCTTGTCCAACATGATCTCGAACTTGTCCGGGAATTCGGCTTGAACACCGTCAGCACCAACCGTGAAAGCATGAGCCGTTTGAAAATTGAGGTCGTAAGGCTTGCCGGAGGTCTTGCCAACACCTTGCATGTTGCGGACTTCTGGAGAGGTGATAACGATTTTGATCATGATGGTTTGCCCTAAATTGCGCCTTCCGGCTGGATGAATGAAAATATGTGAGTCTGTTGGATACGTAAACAAAAGATTTACGCAGGCGGATAGTAAACGAAAGGAATACACCTATGCAAACTAAACCCGACTATTTAGATCAACTAATAGACCGTGCAAGCGCGGCCGCAGGAAGCGACTACAAGTTGGCGCAACAAATCGGAGTGAACCGCCAAGCAATAAGCAATTGGAGACACGGCCACAAAACATGCCCGGCAGCAGATCAAGCACTGATGGCACAGATTGCCGGACTTGACCCGGAAGCATGGGCAAGCCGTGCACTCATTGCCGCCTATGAGGGAGAACCGAAAGGAGAGCTACTAAAGCAAGCTCTAAAAAAAGCATTGCTAGCGACTGGCGCGGCCCTCGCTATGTCTGGAGGCGCACAAGCTGCTGATCAGGGTCAGCCGTTACACGTAGTAGATACGATGTATAGACTGTTAACAAAAAGGGTACGTTCCCGGATGGTAGACATGTGGCGTATTAGATACGGTAAACGCCGCGCGAACGGTAACCATGGGGGTGCCCACCCCCATACCCCCGAATCCGGGTTAACGCTAGTCGCTTCCCGGATTCAGCAAAACTGCCTTGTTTGGCAGTAAGGGGAGGGGGTTTGCCTTTTTCTCATTACCCGGTAACGATGCTAGCGATTTTATAGCATTGATGTGTTATAGCTTTTACCTATTGGCACGCTTTATGCTCTCAGCAAGTAGCGTGCCATGCTGATTTGATAGGTTTTTACTATCGGTGGTCGTCGCCTGCATCCGTCAAATGCTTGGAACCACTGCTGGTGGTGGTGCCGTAGCCACTGGAGGCGGTACCGGGTCGCTAGTCCGGGTTTCCTTCATTACCCGGTAAGGATTAAACGGTGGGTTTTCAATCCAGCGTTTGCACTCATGAGCAGAGAGACCCGCGTCTGTGCCTTGATCCGTTATGCATTTGCACTTCTCACCGATGCAGGCACCACCAACCACCATAGGCATGACAGTGACCACCCGCAGATGATCGAACGCCGGGGCTGTTTCGGGCCTGTTTGAGACACGCGGAATGAATGCCAATGGGTCATAGCCGACCAGTTCCGTTTGATTGATTGTGGGTCGATCTGGCGCTGTTGCCGAGGTAGTTTGAGTTGGTGTAACAGCTGGAGGATTGCCGCCGTTCTGGGTTTTTTGGTAAATCTTATAAATGCCGAAGGCAAGCGCCGCGAACAGCAGCAAGGCCACGAAGCCCACGATCAAGGCACGCGGGACACCCCGCACAGGCACGGTATGCAAGGACGCCGACTTGTAAAGCTCGAATGCCTTTTTCGGGAGACTGATGCGCTTTTTATTGATGCAGGTTTTCCAGTTCATCGCATCATTGCATTCAGGCCACTCATACCAATAGCGGCCAAGGATGCCGGTATCCCTGATATGAACATGGCGACCAACCAGACCGCGAACATTGGAATCCATTAGGCGAGGGGCCTGAGTGGTCACGAACACATCAATCCCGCGATGACGGTGTGTTTCCAGTTCAGCCACCGATGGCGGTACTTTGGAACCGGGACCACGAGGACGCCAGACCCGCTGCACTTCGTCGATTACCAGGATAGCCCCATCCGGTAATTCAGTATGCCAGTTGTTGGCATCGACTGGCGTATGCGGCAGCTTGAGACCTTCGAGACCGTCCGCGAAAATTGGCCGATCTCCGGGCAGCTTTGACAGGAAATCGACGAGGGACGCCGTTTTACCAGCCCCCGGCGATCCGGTGAACAGGGTGATCATTTGAGAATCTCAAGCTTTTTGATTTGCAACATCGTGACCCGCGCCACCATGCCGCCCGCGATGATGCTAAGAGCCGTAGACGCGCCAGACAATTCAAGCAGTGCAAGAGCATCCCCGCCAAAGCCTGACCACGCATTTTTTGCCGCATCCAAAGCCGTATTGAGAGCCGTAACCATTGCCGCATATGACACGACGCCCAGACCGACAGATGCGAGCATTTTCCGAACCACAGGCCCGGCAAGGCTGACCAGCCATGTACCAAAGCCGGTCACGATTCACCACCCTTCGCACCTAGCAGAATCAGCCCAGCAGACAGCCAAGCCACCGCGATCAGAACAGGCCGCAACCCGGTGAAAAAGTCGCAAAAGCCATCAAAAACAAAATCAACATTCGCCCCGTTCAAGTGCCGAGGTAAGGGACACGATCCTACAGAACTACCCCAGCCACTTTCGGGAGTAATGGCGATGGTTTTATCTTTGGTTTCCAAAGGGTCGTCGTCTGGTGTGTCCAACTGCTGACAGGCCAATATGTCTGGGTATTCATCGCACAGACCCGGCGTAACTGGCTGTTCGGTCGCATCCGGCCCTGAATCCGGTGGCGTTGGTGTAGGGACTGGCGGCACATTAGGATCAGCGAACGGATCAGGTAAAGGCAAGGGACTCGCTCTAACGATATCCTTAGGCACAGTTTCGACCCGCCAAGGATCATCAGGTGTAGGTGACGGAATAATATCTATAACCGGTGTTTTATAGGTTTGCGGCAGGTTTTCAGGATTTGGCGAGGGGAGAGGAACAGCAACGGGTGAACCTTGAGGAACCCGCAAAACCGATGGATTACCATCCGAACCCGGATTGATAATGGGTGAACCGACAGGTAAAGGATATGGCAGACTTTTCGCTAGGTCAATCGGTAGCGGGTCACTTAGCATTTCCGTAGCCACTTCAGTGGGTGTCAAGGTCCGATGTGATATAGAGGAAGATGGAGGAATAGCTGTTTTACCGACCGCCTGCCAATCGGTGAAAGTTCCTAGACCTGAACCCGGTTTACCGGTGCGAGTTACATAACAGCCCTCAGAAGTGCAACCAGAGGCGCTGTAATCCCAAAACTGACTACCTGACATTTGAGAGATGTAAAAAGCGAACGCAGCTTGAACAGTCGTAAATTGCTGATACGGC